AGACTATTAGTTGCGATGGGGGGTTTTGTTGTTTTGGGGTTCGTGCGGGCCCTGGCACGAGGTAGCATCGGGCGAGCTGAGGGACCAACTGCCTTAGGTACTTTACGATCCCGCTTATTCAGCTTGAATCGTGCTTTTACAACAGCCTTGGGCACCTCAATCGTTTCCGATAGCCTCAAGGCTTCCTCCAGTTCACTATCGATTCCTGAAGGCTCCGATCCCGACGACTGTGATACGTCGGGAACAACTTCATCTTCGTCCTCTTTATCACAGGGGACTAAGGACTTCTCTGCAGCCAAGGTGGTCTTGGTCACAAGAGCTTTCCTCTCTTTTCTCTTCTCGCTACTCATGATAGGGTCTTTCTCCAACGCCTCGTTGTGTTCCTTCTTACCTTCTACGAGCACATCACCGACGATCATATCGCCGGTGACATTGTGGGGAACTCGGAGGTCAATAGGTTTGGTCAAATGTCCTGTTCTGATAACAGAGTCTATCTCTGCAAGCAGCTCTCTCACGGACAGGTTCAAATTATAGGCAATGTGGGGCTTACAAGCGTCATAAGGGAGTTGGGGGAATGGTCCCTCCTCTTTGACAGCCTTAGCCCACCAGTTTGCCTCATTCGACTTAGTTCCTCGTGAGGGGTAGTTATCTAGGATGTATTTGGCCCAGTCTGACAACAAGGGCGTCCATGGGTCAGTTGCCAAGAAACCTGTTGCTTTGCGTCGTAAAATGTCGTTCGGGTGGATAGCCGGATCCATTTCGGTGGTGACGTGAAGCTTGGGTAAGTGGCGCGTGAGGTCGGAAAATGAGCAAGCCGACGCCCATGGGTTGGGGTAGACTCTGCCTAAGAAAGTTACAGGGTCTCCATTCTTGATCAGTTTGGTCTTTGAGCGAAGACCAAGTTCGGCCGAGGTCTTGGGGAGCTCCTCAGCAATCGAACCGTTGTCAAGTCCGTCATCACCTCCATAAATTCCCAACGACGCATAGGCTTCTTCGCTGCTCTTGCCGATCCTACGGTAGGTGGCATACGCGACGAAGGCGTTGTTGACAGAATTTCTGAAGGAGGTGGAAGGTGACCCCGACAATGTGCCTAATCCAGGGGAATAGGCTATGCCGGAGGTGGTAAAGGCAGGGGGATCTACCTCTTCAAGCGTCAGCTTGTAGATTTGATCCTTAAAGGATGCAGGATATAGTCGTGCCATGATCATCCTGGGGACAACCGCCTGAATAACTCCATTGGTTCCATCGAACCTAGTGTAGTCATTTTCAGTGGCGTCCTCCCAAGTGGACACTGTGGCATGTAGCGACCTCGAAAACTCCGCCGGAGTTTTCGAGAACGCATACCATGTCGTGGTGGCAGCCAGATGCTTCGAGGCCGGCAGGGTGAACCTGCTGTATTCTACTCGGAAATCTGC